TGCACCTTGCATCATCTTTGATGCAGGAGTACCGCCACCAGCTTGAGGAAGATTTTGAAGAAGCTGCATAATTTCAGCTTGCTGAAGCTCATCAGTGCGGGCTTTCTTCTTGCCAACAAGCGCTGTGAGTGAAGATAAAGCCGACATGACCTTTTTACCTTCGTCGGTTTCAGATCCTAATGCCGGGAGAGTCTGCTCAAGAAGGTCAAGAGCCATGCTCACATTGACCAGAGCTGCTTCTTTTTTGCCATCTTTAGGCTCAGGCGTTGCCATTGGTGCTGACAGTGGAGGTTGTGACGCAGTCATAGGTACGCCGGTCTCTCCAGCGAGATCTGGAGCGCCGCCACCTTGCATTAAAGCCATAATATCTGCATCAGCCATTTAACACCTGTTATATGNACCAAATAACACACAAAATGTGTTAATTGTAAAGTGAGGGGTAGTTTTTTATTCGGTCCCGCCCCCCATCAGGACAGCGCAGTAAACGGGGCTAACCCGTTTATTAGTTAGCGCTTTGCCTTACGACCCTTGCGACGCATGAACGCCTCCATAGTTAGAATTAAGGATTGGGCGGATGAGCTTACCCCCCGAAGGGATTAGCGCTTATGCTTACGAGACTTACGAGCCATTGATGGCCTCCATACGTTAAAACGTCCCCAAAACTTTTTAGTACCGCTTGCCGCGCCGTGAGCGCTTCATTGACTTGTACATTTGACACCTCAATAACGCCGTGGTTGGCGAGAATAGGATCGTATGTTTGTACCCGGCGTAGACTGCCGAATATTTGACACACGGTAATCCATAGTAGGGCTTTTCACGTCTTGCGTCAATTGTCGTGTATCTGCACGAGGTTGGTCACCAACTGTGACTTGTCCTTTAGCCATGTTTCTTATCCTTTGCGGGCATAGGCGTTACATTTCCGCCACCTTGAGGATGATTTTGCTCTGCTTTCTTAAGCCGTTCAAGAAGTTGTTGCTTCATGGGCGGATCGAGCAATTCGATCAGGCTTTCTTTGTCGATTGCGCCAGCTTTGAACATATTAAAGGCGAGGGAGCGCATATCTTCCATAAAGATTGGGCTGTTTGAGTGCGCGTCAACTTTGACCATATAATTCTTGGTAAATTGGTCAGCAATGAACGGCGTTCCATCAATATCTTTGTAATGAGTGTTGTCGTAAGCCTGAATTAGCTTCATGTAGAGAGACGACATCTTTTCCAAAGCATCTTCAATGTTAAGAGCACGCTTTTTAGCTCGGCTTGAGCCGAGTCGCGCAAGCTGGGAGGCGTGACCAGCAGATCTGACGCCTTGCTCGCCTTTTCCTGACAATACGTTGTTAATGCCTGAAGCTTCTTCAAACATAGCGTCAATTTGATCGAGTTGAGCATAGAGATCCTGCGGCAATTGAGGAGCCAAACGCTCGGCTTTAACGCCGGGCATATCAGACGACAGCAAGCCACCCGGACGATTAAGCGCAAAGTCTTTTTCATCCAAAATGCCTGTAAACCCTGATAAGAGGGTCGGCGGGGAGACTTGTTTTGACAAAAGCTCAAGAATTTCATTCATGCGCTGGTTGCGGGCGTCCTGCAAGAACATGAGGCGCGAGACTTCAGATTGGCCCCAGTAATAATCAGGCATGGGGTTAGGGCAAACCTGAATGAAAGGTGATTCGCCCTTAATGAACATTTCCTCATTGGCGCGGTCATAAATGACGACTTGAGGATCGGCGGTTGTCACGACTTGATAGTCTTGGGTTTCATCGTTCCAGACGTACAATTCGCACATCTCAACGGTTTCTTCCTCAACCTTGGCCTTCATGCGGTTATAGCCGTAAAGGTCCATATTGACTGTGCCGTACATCGTGGGATCAACAGCCGAGAGCACAATACGATCAACGCCATCGGGCACATATTGAGGCTCATGCGCGGTCGTCTGAATCCGCCGCACAATCGAATCACGGTTGGGATGGGCGTAAAGGCGAGCGTAGAGATCTGATTTGGTGATGTAATAAAAGTGCACAAAGGCTTCTTGCCGGTCGGTATAGGCAATGTCCTCGCGCAACACACCAAAATTGGCTGGATCAACATAGTATGGGTTAATTGTGGAGTTATGCACAATTAATTTTACAAAGGCCGAGTCATAGACCAATGACCATACGAGGGCTTGCTCAAACACGCGGTCAGCGTTGGAATGATTCCATTCTTCGTTAAGTGCTTGAGATANCCGAGGAATTTTNTTGTATTCNGCTTCAGGGGCCGACGCGCCGAGGTTAATNGTAAAGCGCGTTGAGTCGGCGGAATAAAGAAAGGACACAAGCTGNTCAATATGAGGGTAGATCTTGTTGTAAAGGGCCGGGGACTTTTCAGGCCCAGACCCAAATGAATAATAAGATCTCAATGACTGGTAATCGGCCCGACGTGTCTCACGAGAGGTCTGGCATTTGCGGATGAGATCGAGATAAAAATTTTCTCGGTCATCGAGATTTCTTGGGATTCTCATTTGATCTTCAAACCTTCAGGATCGCTAAATGTAGCCTTCGGATCAGGCCGTGGTCCGGTGGTCATATTAGCATCTTTTGGATTAAAGCCAACCTGTTCCCCTCGGACGGATCTGACAGCGCCGCCTGCCAAGAGATTTTGCATATTGAATCGGGCATCACCGCCCCAGATTGCGGCATCGCCGGCGCGGGGTTCACGGGGGTCAGGCTCGGCATTGTTACGCTTGAGATAACCTGTCTGGTGATCGCCCTCGCGGGTCGATTTGATGTCGGTCATCTTATATTCGGCAGCCAAGCCGTTTAATGTTTTGTCGATATTTTTGGTACGTCCAGAGGTCCGTACTGATATAGGACGCAAGAACACCACGTCAATGTCCTCACAACCGTGTTCGCACCGAGGTTCCCATGAGTCGAAAAAACCATGACGGGGACATTTATAACTTCTGAGAATAGCCATTTTACTTGCCTTTCATTTTCTCGCCAAGCGAGGGTTGTGAGTAATCCGACTTGTTCCGTAATCCCACCTTCAGACATAGCTTGCCTCCTTTAAGATCAACTTGCATTGAACGTGCAATGCGTGGCTTGTTCTCCTGACGGTAGATGAGCTTACGAGTTCTATCTTTATTGTAAACCACGACAACTTCGCCTCTTGCCATGCGCTTGAGGCCGCGGCTGACACGGGTCTGAGTTTCGATGGACATTGGCAAATCTTTTTTAACAAAGACGTGCTTGAGAGTATGGACGGACATACCGCAAAGTTCAGCAAAGAACGTCCATGACATCGAGCGCTCAGGATCGGCTCTGTAGCGTTCAATCTGGGCGTAGATTTCTTTTTTTGGGAGTATGTCTTCAATTACCATAGATGCCGAGCTTCTTAAGATATGTTGAGACGTTGCGACCGACGGACAATTGTTCAGGAGTATAGCTTTCTTGCTGGTGCGAGACCTTGCGCGAGATTTGACGCATGATGAGCTTTGGTTGGATCTGTTCTGCAAACGCAACGGCAGCAAGAGCTGATGCCATGACTCTGTCGTCCTTTGATCTTCCGGGCGCAGCAATGGTTGAACCATCACGACGAATTGATTTCATTTCTTCAAGGAGTTCGAGCGAATGAACAATCATCATCTGACGTTCAAAATAATCTTTCATGTAGTTCATCATACGCTCTTTGGTTTGAGATGTTGTCTGAAAACCAATTGCGTTTGAAAGATTGCCGCCGATGGTGTCGTTACGACGCCAGATATAGTTTGTCATGTGTGAGAGGACGTCCATAAGGTCACGTCCTGTTTGACCGCCTAAGACTGCTGCTTGTCGTTTGAGGTTTCTAAGTTCTTGGATAACGGCTTGTCCGGGCCCGTTAACTTCCAAATTGAGAGTGCTATTTTTATACGCTCCAGCCAAGTGAGCGATGACCCATGCGTACTGATAAGCATTAAGTTCGCTCGTGGCAAACTCCGCAACTTGATCCAACCCGTCTGCGTAACAGCGGTAGACTTGGATACAAAATCGATCTGCCCAGTCAGACGATCCATAAGCAGGGTCAGCTCCGATGACATAGTAGGCTGTGTCGATTGGTTCTTCCCAGACTTTGAGGGTTGCATTTTGAGGGTTGCTTTTGAGGACTTCTGTGTCTTGGAAGTTGGCCCCGAAGGCGTAGCGGTACGAGTCATACTTTTTGGATTTCGCGGTTTTAGCGGCATCTGTACACCTTGAGTTCGAAAAGAAATTAGATCCTGTCATCACAAAAGCATAATCTTCCGTGGGTGGAAATTCTTGATACATCAACGCATCATCTTTGATGCCTTCTTGCAGTTTCCACCGCCACCACGCCATTTGGCGCGAGTTTATTTCAAAGTTGTAGAGCTTCTTAATATCCCTGTGCCATTCTTTTTCTTCAGCGGTAAGACGCCCGTCCCAATAGCTTTTGTAGACTTCGCTATCCGCCGGAACGGAGTAAAACTCATTACGCCACCATCCACAAAATATGGCGCGTTGCGTTTTGGCTGTTCGTGCTGTTTTGTACATATCGTGAAACATATTAAAGCCACGAGCTGTGGATTCGAATATGTAGAGACGGTCAGGATTGGTTTCTGCAAGCGAGGCCAAGAGCGAGGCAAGTCCTTCTTCATCTCCCCAAGATGATGTCTCTGTACCGTGGAGAAACGTGATAGCTTTGCCGCGTCCCAAAGTTCCCTTCGAGCGTGTGCCTGCGACTTGATAAAAGAGCCTCGACCTATTTTTGAGAGAGAGCTGGTTTCGGTTATGCGCCAGCATCGGAATTTTGTATTCTTTGGGAAGTCCGTCCATGTAGTTAGCGAGCGTTGAACGAAACATATCTCTGTTTTCTTCAGTGTCCGTTGTAAGTGTCCCTCCCAACCCCGGATTGGTAAAGTGCCAGTAGAGATCGAGAGCGAGGGAGATAGTGGTAATTCCCAATTGCCGACCTTTAAGGATAACAAAGAAGTGACAATCATTTTCAAGTCCCTTTGCAATTTCTTCCATCACATATTTTTGCGTACCGAGTAAGATGGCCCATTTTCTTCAGGCCCTGCTCTTTTGTCTCGATCTTTAATTGAGAGCAAAACTGGTAAAACTTTTTAAGATCAAATTTACTCATGCTTTGCCCCAGCTAATAATATTCCAAACTCGTTCATGCGCCCAAAACAAAAAGATCTTTGTAAAGAGCTCAAAGAAGGAAATCGAAAGGGCTATTTCAAATTTGCCGGTAATGACGAACGTCAGGATAAACGTATCGAGCGATCCCGTTATACGCCACGTCACGGCCTTGATAAGACTGCGATACGACTTGTCCATGTGTCCCCTTTAGATTTGGTTGCGGGAGCGTGAATTGCACACGCGATCTTCTGGTTATGAGCCAGATGAGATACTACTTCTCCACCCCGCGTTAATCACAATTGCGTGAATATAGCCATGATAACCATCACAGCAATCAGCACCATAACGCCTTCACAAACGTCTAGGAGAGCCTCCATATCCGCAGACCTCCCTCGACCTTGCGGCTGATGAACTTGCGCCCACTCATCCGCGCATAACGCCATACCGCAGCCCTCACAGAGCTCGCCTCAATCCCAAAGAAGTCATCGTCCGGTATCTCAACCATAAACGAATCCCCCTCCTCCATGTCCTTCAAAAAAGGAAACCGAGCCCCCGTATCAATCACCAGCCTATCAGGTATCGGTACGCCCTTCTCAATCATAACCATGTCTGTCCCCAACAGTATCTCTAAACTCTAAACATCAATCTAATACTTTTCAAGCCAATATGGAAATTTTTTTTGGGGAAGGAGCATTGTGAGGGGCACGCATCACACCCCCCCATGGACCATCTCTCAGGCCATTTCACACGCCTATTATGTATATATATCACATAACACATACACTATGAGTTATATCTATTATAGTTAATATCTATAGGTATGTCGGTGGTTTAACCGTCCCCTTTTAGAATAGCCATGGTTACAAATTACAGATTTTGTAACTTGTCAGAGCGCGGGGGGAAAGCGTCTTCCAACCATCTGACCTGATAGGCGGGGTTTATATATTATATCTTATATATACACACCCAATATATTTTATTTATATATATATTATATCTATATACCTCTTGACTAATGATATTATAATGTTATTCTAATCACATCAGCAAATCACTGCTGACTGATAAAGGGGTTTATCATGCAAACATTTATGAGAAAAAGCGCACAGTGCGGTTGGCGGGCTACAACTGAAATTCATCTGCCTGCTATTTCAGATAACACTTATCTTGAGGTGAATACTTACAAGCGCTCAACCGGCGGCCTAATAACATGGGCTAATGTAATAACGAAGGAAGGGTGCTTTAATGTATTTACACCTTTTAGCACCTATTCTGATCGCGTTTTGATGACCATGATTGAAAGAGTGACCGAGAGAGCCGTCAAAAAACAACATGAGGAAGCTCTTAAAATAATTGATGGTTATGTTGAAAAAGCCATCGAATTTCATCAAAAGAAAGCAGCATGATTGCAGATAGGGGAGCTCTCAATGGGCTCCCTCAATGTGCAATCCAGCACAACAAGGGGACTACCATGCTCGAATTATTCTCAAACGTAACATTCTTAATCGTCTGCTATCTATGCGCCGCCGCCGTTTATGGCTTTGATCTTAACAAGTGAGGGGACTACAATGCTATCATATTTCAAAGCCCGAGCCGAGGTAATGACATATAATGAGCTTGAACAAGCCATTGATTTTGTTAAGAAAACCTTAATAAATTGGTGCTACGATAAAACAATCCCTGAAACACATCTGGACGCCATCAGGGATGAATACCACGCCTACATCAACGAAAAAGTTGCCAGAGTCGCACGAATCAAAGCAATGGCAGCATAAGGGGGTTAGTCATGGACTATGAAGAATTTCAAATAAGATCACTAGACAAAATATTAGATCTTGACGATCTATTCGATAAAACTCATCCCGCAGTTATTATAAATTCCTGCGCTCTATATATAAAAGCCAATATATCTGCACAAAAAATCAAAAATAAAGATAAAGTCTCGCAACTTAGATCGGTTGCAGCGCTTTTTACCATGCTTGCGGATAAATTGGAGAAAGAAAATGCAAAATCCCGAAAAACCAAAAAATGAGCCCTGCTATTTGGTCAATTTTGAGCTTTGGCAGGCTTATTGCGCAATCGTTAATCGTGAACCATTGCCAAGCGAACATTGGACCGAAGCCGATGTCGTAGTTGCCCTCGATAGGCATCTTGGGATAGCATGGCCTGATGAAACGGACCTTGACCATAGGACTGTTTAGCCTTGCGCTTGCGGGCTGTGCAATCCAAGTGCCGCTGCAAGACAGCACTAATCGGACCGAGATTAAGCAGATGATCTCTCGCAAAGTTGAAGCCGAGCTGGGCCCTCAATGGGTTCCAGTCTCGCTTCGCATTGCAAAATTAGAAAGTAATTTTAATCCAAAAGTAGTCGGCCCTCGTACGCGCCACGGTCATGCTGTGGGACTATTCCAGCTCTTGCCGTCTAGTGCNCGCGCTCTGGGTTATTCGCCTTCGCGCTTGAGAGAGGCCGAGTACAACACGGAAGCCGGTATCGCTCACATGAAGCAGTGCATCAACGCCGGCGTGAGCACCGACTGGGAAATGAGCCTATGTCATGTCGCCGGTCCGATGGGATGGAATAGGAAGCTCAAGAGGCGGTCACAAAGCTATAAAACCAAATACGCTCGCCTAGTTTCAAAGATGGGCACTCA